AATTCAATGGGTGTTGGGGCCATAATGGGACAGCATCGGCCACATCATAGCCACCACTAGAATTAAGGCAAGTGTTACATCGTTAAAACAATGGAAGGAGAAGTGGTGGATTTGGGGCACGCCACGGCTGGTGGCTTGCGAATGGACGGACTCGCGAATGCCCTTACTGGCATGGGGACTGGTCGTGATAAAAGCAAGTACACCACTGCTCAACCCATTATCTTTCTCACTCAAGAAGAGCTTGAAAATCTCTATGGAGAGTGGATTCCAAAGCGGATTGTTGACATTGTTGCCGAGCAAGCAACGCGTAAAGGCTTCAAAGTGTTGTTTGGTGGGGAGGGTGCAGCAGCAGAAGAAGTGGCTGGCGTGGAACAAATTATCGAGGATCTTTACATTCTTGAGAATTTTATGCTGGCAAGCAAGAATGCCAGGCTTTACGGAGGTTCTTGCATTCTTTTATACATTGATGACGGTCGCCGTGCAGATCAGCCTGTAGATAAGCGCAACATCCGTTCCATTGAAGGAATGGAAGTATTGGATAGGTGGCAAATTGCCCCTGTTATTGAAGAAGAAAACCTCTACGACTATTCCAAGGCAACGTACTATCAGATTATCTCTGGCGATTTAATCGCAGAGCCTCAATTGGTGCGCATTCATAAAGATAGGATTTTGCGTTTTGATGGCGAATGGCTTCCTTATCGCGTTAGGCAGCGGAACTATGGCTGGGGGATGAGCAGCTTGCAAACTGTTTATGACAGCTTTAAGCATTATTGGACTGGTCTAAATTCTGCTGCAACGCTTCTCACTGAATTCGACATTTTTGTGCATAAGCTTCGTGGCCTTTCTACGATGCTTGCTGCTGGCAAAGAGGCTGATGTGCGCCAGCGCCTTGTGCTTAATGATATGAGCAAGAGCGTTTATCGAGGTTATGCCATTGACGCAGAAAAAGAAGAGCTTGAATTTATTAGCCGTAATTTTGGTGGCATTGGCGAAGTGCTGGAGAAACTGCGCATCGACATTATTGGAGCTTCGCAAATTCCCCACACGATTCTTTTTGGGGAAAGCCCAAGTGGCCTTGGCGCAACTGGTCGCAGTGAAGAGCGTGATTTTGCCAAATTCTTGGCTGATTATCAAACAGCTCATTTCAAGCGTCCGCTGCAAAAGTTGATGGAGCTGATCATGCTTAGCAGCGACGGTCCTACCAACGGGAGAGTGCCAAATTCCTGGCGCGTGCAATTCAATAACTTGTTTGAACTGAACGAGCGTGAGATGGCAGACGTTCGCGCTCGCGTGGCTGCCGTGGATGGCCGCTACATCCAACTTGGCGTGCTTCACCCGCAGGAAGTTGCAGATGCCCGCTTTGGAGGCTCTGAGTGGTCGATGGAGACGGTTCTCGATCCATCGCTCCCTCGTGAACTTCCGCAACAGCCTGGCAAGATGAATGTAGCCCCTGGAGGGAGAGATCCACTTAATGAAGAAAATGGCACGCTTCCCATTGATGGAAGCAGGGAAGTGCAGGATGCTGCTGGTTTATATCTGCCTCGTGATCTTGAAGAAATCAAAGGGGATGCTGAATTCACGGACAAAGAGCTTCATCAACAGGCAATTGCAGCAGCAAAAGCAAAATTCAAAGTATGGCCCAGCGCCGTCGCTGGTGCATACGTGACACGAAAGTACAAAGAGCTGTACAAACGCAAGCACGGCTCAATGGAAAAAGCCTTTAAAGGGAAAAAGGAACAGGCCGAATATTTCAAAAAGGATGCCATTGAACCAGTAAAAGTGGAAGGAATGTTGCTTTCTGACGTTGATGAAGCAGCCTTGATTTCCGAAGAAGACATTGCTGCAGCGCTTAACGAATGGAAGCAAGAAGCTCCAGAGCGTTTCAAGGAAATCCTGGAGGCCGACAATGCTGAATGATCTGTCGCAATTCACAGCGGCAGTATTGTCCAGTAGGATGGATGCTGCATGGTCTTACGACCGCAATACTGGCCGCTATCGCGATGAGAAGGGCAAGTTTCTGAGCAAAGCTGCCGTTGAAGCATTAGTTGATGGACGCATCAACAAGCTTGGTACTATGCTGAAGCGCTTCACCAACATGCTAATTGATGGCAACATCACGCTTGATATTTGGCAAAGCAGCGTCAGAGAGGCTATCAAGGCAGCGCACATTCAAGCTGCCATTATCGGAAATGGCGGAAAGTCTCAAATGGGAAATGCAGATTATGGCCGAATCGGTCAAAAATTACGTCAGGAATATAGTTATTTACAGGCTTTTGCTAGCGATCTTCTGGGTCAGCGTATTTCTCGGCCCATGGCTCTTGCGAGGATTGGCCTATATGCTTCAAGCGTACGTGCTTCTTACTGGGAAGGAGTTTCGATTAGAAACGAAAAAGAAGGATTGAGTCTTATGCGTCGAATCCTTGATCCTCAAGCCCAGCATTGTGATGACTGCAGAAATTACGCTGCTAGGGGGTTGGTTCCCATTGGAAGCTTGCCTCTTCCTGGGCAACGGTGTGCTTGTCGCGCTCGCTGCAAATGCCGAGTTGAATATAAGCGTCAGCAGTTCCCATCTATAATGGTGTGAGCCGACGAGTGCCACCTCTCGGCTCGTGACCAACTCACCAGGAATGAGCTGATGACTAATTTTACTTCTCTCCCAGCATGGGAGCGACTAAACGAAATTTTTTACCTTGACGAAAGCGAAATTTTAAGGTGGAAAATTTCTCCTAATAATTTTGTCAAAAAGGATTCTACTGTTGGCACTATAAGCACTGGTGGATACCTTCAGACCTATGTCGATGGAAAAAGGTATTCAGTTCACAGGATTGTTTGGGGCTTGGTGAATAAGTCCGACCCAGGGCGAATGAATATAGATCACATTAATGGAAATAGGGTGGATAATAGACCAACAAATCTAAGGCTTGCTACTCGTGAGCAGAACGCCAAAAACAGGATTCAAACTAAAAAAGTAAGCAATACTGGTTTCGCTGGCGTGTATTACAATCCGCAAAATTCCAGAGCAAAGCCATATCAAGCCAAGGTAGGAAATGCATACCTTGGATGTTTTGAGACAATAGAGGAAGCTATTGAGAAAAGGGCTGCCAGTCTTGAATTGCTTTCTGGAGAGTTCAATCCAATTTCCTGTCGCCAAGACTACGTGTAGGATTTAGCCAGCTTTTGATTTCAAGCGTGGCAAAGATTCTTTACGCAGGCGATGTGGGAGTACAGACTGGCTTTGGGCGTGTTGCCGAATACCTCATTCCCGCACTGGCCAAGGATCATGAAGTGCATGCACTAGCGGTCAATAACCACGGGGATCCCTGTGACATGCAACAGCATTGCAAAATTTATCCCGCCATGGCATATGGCAACGATCCGTTTGGTTCGCACCGTATTGCTGATGTGGTTCAGCAAGTGCAGCCTGATCTTATTTTTGTAGTCAATGATATTTGGGTGGTGATCAGCCTGTTTGATGCCATTAAACACCTCAAGGAATCCATTCCATTTAAGTTTCTTGTTTATACGCCCATCGACTCTTACGGGCTATTCCCTGAGCTTCTTGAGCCAGTCAATCAATGGGACGGTCTGATTACTTACACACAGTTCGCGAAAGAAGAGCTGGAAAAGATGGGTTACGAAAAGCCTGTTGACATTGTTGGGCATGGCACTGACTTCTCAAAATTCTTCCCCATCGAAAAAGCTGAAGCCCGCAAAATTCTGGGAGTCCCTGAAGACACTTTTATTGTCTTCAATGGCAACAGGAACCAGCCTCGCAAGCGCATCGACTTGACAATTAAAGGCTTCATTAAGTTTGCAAAAGACAAGCCCGATGCACGCCTATGGCTCAATATGGGCAAGAAAGACATGGGATGGGATATTGTGCCACTATTTAAGCGTGTTGCTCGTGATGAGGGCTACGACTCGGCTGGTAAGCTTATTCTTTCCAGTCCGCATTTTTCCACCCATAACTGTCTTTCCATTGAACAACTGAATCAGGTGTATAACGCTTGTGATGTTGGCGTGAATACTTGTCTTGGTGAGGGCTGGGGACTAGTAAATACTGAGCACTCCGCGACTGGCGTGGCACAAATTGTTCCTGATCACACTAGTCTGCAAGAAATTTTCGATGGAGTGAGGCGCATCAAGATTGAAAGCTGGGAGACTGATCGCAATTACGGACTAGAACGCGGACAGCCTTCTCCCGACGATCTTGCTGCCATTCTTAATCACTACTATCACAATCGCGAAGAACTGCAAATGGCTGGCGAATGGTGCCATGAGCGCATCCATGAAAAGCAATTCACCTGGCCGTTTATTCAAAAACAAATGTTAAAAATCATCAATCGTTTTCTGAATGATGCCAATGGTGTGGCAGAGTTCAAAGGTTTTGGTACTCCCGTTCGCATCGGCTGATCCATGGAAATCTCTCAAATTTTTCTGAGCGATACGAGCAACGAACTATCGCCTTTTCTGCAGTATGCCACTGGCACCGTACAAGCAGCATTTCCTGCTGCCAATCATACGATTTACAACAAGGAAACTCTGCGTCAGTTCATTGCTGACAATTACGATCCTGATGTGCTTTGGGCTTATGACTGTCTAAAGCCATATTCGTACAAGGCTGATCTTGGCCGTTTTTGCTTGCTGAATAAGCTTGGTGGCTGGTATATGGACATTGCTGTGAGGGTAGTGAATCCAGTGGAAATTGGGCCTCAAATTAAGTGGCTTGCATTTCGTGATATTCAACGCTTTAGCTATACAAGCTGGGCGTGCGCCACGACGGTTCTTTATTCACAGCCCGACAATCCTGCACTTGTCACAGCGATTAATTTAATTGTCAAAAACTGTCACGAAAGGTATTACGGCATTACTCCTCTATGTCCAACTGGCCCCACTCTTCTTGGTCAGGCACTTGCAATGAACGGGAGTCAAGCTGATTTCGTCTACGGAGATTACCTTGAGCTAACTCCCACTTATGAACAAAAGAACCGCGCCTTTGTACTTCCCGACGGCACGATTATGGCCTGGAGCAAGCCCTCAGGAGGCGGCGACCTTACTGGCGTAGGTGCTAAGGGAGTGAATAATTACAACGAGATGTGGGCTGCTCGCGAAGTATATGGCGAATAACAAGCCTCATTTGTATTGCTGTTGCATTCAGGAACGCTTGCCGCGTTTCTTCTCCATGGCTCCAATGACGCCTCTTATGGCAGGAGCCACTTACATGGACGAAAATCTACGTGCTCATTACGAGCATTATGATTTTGCGATGGATGATAACGGCGAGAATATTTCATGCTTAAATCCATATTTTGGAGACCTCACTGCTCTTTATTGGATCTGGAAAAATACAACAGACGAGCATGTTGGCATTTGTCAATATAGGCGTCCATGGGTAGAAGAATTTATTCATTCTTCGGAAGAAAATATTCTTTACGTTCCTGGTTTTGCATTGTTTTCAAGCGTTGAGCAGCAATACATGGAGTGTCATTCTGTATTTCCAGCCCCGTCAATTACGAGAGATTTTGCCAGGCAAGGCAAGATTCCGTTGAGTTTTGAAATGGTAGATAATGCTTGGAAGCAGCAAAAATTCTATGGCTGCAACATGGTGAGAGGTCCGCGTGATTTGTTTGGTAAATATTGTTCGTTGGTTTTTGAAACGATAATGCCAATCTGGGAGGAGCATAAAGAGTTTTGCATGAGCCTTGAAGGCTATCAGCAGCGCAGCATTGCTTTTATGGTAGAGAGGCTAATAACGGCTATCATCCTGAACAGCGAGCATTTCTTTGGGCCTGGAAAGGTAAAAGAAGCTCCAATTGGCTTTATTGGATGACCATGGGATTCAGCATCTACGGTGGCACTGGCAATATTGGTTCCTATTTCATTGGGCTCTATGGAGGTAGGCCGCTTCAGCGGACGCAGCTTGCTCCAATGGATGAAGAAGTGCTTTATTTAATCAGCACGACAAGCAATTCGTACTCTGACCCATTGTTTCATACTGATACAAATATTGATGCGCTGATGAGAAGGCTAGTTGCTTGCAAAGAAGCTGGCATCAAAACGTTTAATTTTGTCAGTTCTTGGTTCGTTTATGGCCCTCATCATGGGTTGATGAAAGAGGAAGATCCTTGCATGCCAAAGGGCCTCTATTCAATTACCAAGCGGTGTGCAGAGCAACTGGTGATGGACTATTGCTCTCACTATGGCATCGCATGGCGCATCTTGCGTCTCGGCAATGTCTACGGAGGTCATGATATTAGTAATGGGCAACGCAACGCTCTGCACTACATCATCCAAGAGCTTAAGGCCAATAGGATAGTGGAGGGAGTAGGAGGAATGCGACGAGATTACATTCATATTTATGACACTTGCCGCGCCATTCAGCATGTCTGCAAGGAAGGGCCACGCAACGCTATTTACAACATTGGAAGTGGACGCAGCACCTTCCTTTCTCAGTGCATTAGCTATTGCAAAGAAACCATGCAAAGCAAAAGTATTGTCTCCTATCGAATGCACCGAAATGATGAGCAGTCTTTAGTGATGGCCTTAGACTGCACCAAGCTTTTCGACACTGGCTTCTCTCCATTGATCTCGTTGGAAGAGGGCCTGACAGACCTATGCACAAGCCAAAAGTTCTCTACTCCGCTCCATTTTTCAATGGGGACGAAATCAAAGCTGCAATTAGCTGCTTAGAGCAAGGCGGGTGGTTACCATCTGGCCCAAACGTGGCCAAATTTGAGCGTGAATTTTCCAAGAAATTCGGCTTTGATGAGAGCTTGATGGTAAATAGTGGCAGCTCGGCAAATCTCGTAATGATTGCTGCGCTGAAGAAATATTTTGGATGGGCTGATGGTTCCGAAATTATTGTCAGCGTTGTTGGCTTTCCGACAACTGTTGCACCTATTCTTCAGAACAATATGGTGCCACGGTTTATTGATATTGAATGGGAAAGTTTGAATTGGGACTTGGCGCAAGTAGAAGCCGCAATCAACGAAAAGACTGTCGCAGTGTTTAGCAGTCCCGTGCTTGGCAATCCTTATGACATTGATCGTCTTGCTGAAATTTGCGACAAGGCTGGCATCAAGATGATTGCCGATGGGTGTGATTCGCTGGGAAGCAAGTGGAAGGGCAAATGGCTTTCTGACTACTTTGTTAGCTCTTCGTGCTCTTTTTATCCAGCGCATCACATTACGACAATGGAAGGAGGAATGGTTTCCTCTTCTCTTCCTGGCTTTAATAAGCTTGCTCGCAGCTTTGCTTGGTGGGGACGTGATTGCTATTGCGTAGGCGAGTGCAATTTGCTTACTAATGGAACGTGCGGCAATCGTTTTGATAAATGGCTTGATGATTACGACGCTCCCGTAGACCACAAATATGTATTCAGCAACATTGGCTATAACTTAAAACCTTTGGACTTACAAGGTTCAGTTGGTTTGGTTCAATTAGCCAAGTTCGACGAAGTGCATGAAAAGCGTCGAGCTAATTACAAACGCATTAAGGATATTTTGTCTGTCTCTCCATCGTCAATTCGCGTTGTGGAGGAAATGGAAGGCGCTGAAACAAGTTGGTTCGGCGTTCCCATTATCTGTAGCAGGCCGTCGCTCAAGCATGCCATGCAGCAGTATTTTGAGCAGAATGGCGTGCAAACTAGGAATTACTTTGCTGGTAATTTACTTCTGCATCCTGGCTACAAGCATCTTGGCAATGCGAAAGACTTTCCCAATGCTTATGAAGTGTTGAATAAAGTGTTTTTCCTTGGCTGCCACCCTGGCCTGACGGAAGAGCATTTGCAATGGATGGAGAAAGTGTTTAATGATTTCGTTTCTACAAATGGAATTGTCGCTGATGGCTATAGTTGGGATATTGCAGTTTGAACCATGACCAAGAAAGAAAAGCAAGCCAAAATCTCAAAGGTGATGCGCGAATTTAAGGGTGGCAAGCTTAAAAGCAGCAGTGGCGAGCCGGTGAAGAACTATAAACAGGCAGTTGCTATTGCTCTGTCTGAAGCTGGCATGACAATGAAAAAGAAGGATGCCAGCGAGGAATACATGCGTGCTTTCATTCGCCAGGTGCTTCAAGAAGAAGAAATGATGGAAGAAGAAGAGGATCTCAAGGAAATGGAAATGGAACTTGAGAAGAAGAAAGCCGAAATGGCAATGGAGGATTCTGCGGGAAAGCGCTGAGGGGTGACGCCGAATCATTTGCCCCTCCATCGTCTGTGCGGGCTGCTGCGCGTCGCGGCCTGGAACTACGCAAGAAGCATGGCAAAGGCGGTCTGAGCACGCAGGAGGCTGGCAAGCAGGGCATTGGCAGTGGAGTGGCCAGGGCGTCTGATCTGGCCGGTGGTGGTGCTGTGAGCTACGCCACGATTAAACGCATGGCGGCATTCTTCTCTCGCCACGAGAAAAATAAAAGTGGCGGAGAAAATGATGCTGGATATATTGCCTGGCTTTTATGGGGAGGAGATGCTGGTAGGGCTTGGGCCAATCGCATCATTAAGATGATGGAAAAGCGTCAAAAGGGCAATGAGTGAATACGTGCGAGTAATTGAGGAGGAAGAGGATGGCATTGGCGTAATGAAAGCCTTGTCAATTCTCTCTGCCCATGAACACAGGAATACTCCGCATTGGCGCCTTGTCGAGCGGCAGCATTTCAAGAATGGTCGCCTTGACGAAACACATATCTTTGTCGAGAGTTTCTACGAAAAGCCCGACCCGTATTTTGAACCAGTGAAGATGCTGGTTTTTGAAGCCGAGGCTATTGCCAAGGCTTACATCATGGAAAACATCGAAGAACAGCTTCAGGAGCTTCGCCATCAAAGTGAAGATGACGAAGACTGAACGGCATTGACGATATAGCTAGGAATACCCATAAACCACAACGCTGAAATTTCATAAAGGCCACTAAGTGTGCCAACTTGAGCTGCAGAAATTTCGGAAATGCCTCGTTCTAGACGAGAGTAAGTGGAGGCTCCAATATGAAGTTCTTTTGCTACGTCGCGCTGTGAAAGCCCGCTGTTTTGGCGAGCTTCTTTAATGCGTCTTGCAATAAGCATGCGACGTTGACGATGCGGCATTTTCATCGCATCCTCTGTGCTTGTCATCAAGTAGCGCATTTTGTGTCATTTTTGGCACAGCTACGCTAAGTATAGTCGATAAATGAATTATTTTAAATATATGAGCGAAACTTCTTTCCGTTACGACGTTGCGCCCATTGACAAGTATGAAGTAACTCCAGAGGGTTATCTTCGTGCTTGGGCAACGATTGCGCGTACTGGCGTACAAATGTACACCGATGCTGACGGTTCAATTCGCCGTGAGTATCGCCCAGAGGAAGAAGTGGCGTCTCCAGAAAGCCTCGCTTCCTTCGCGGGCAAGGCTATCACCCTTGAGCATCCTCCTGTGTTGCTCGATAGCGCCAATACCAAGAACTACCAAGTTGGTTTTTCTGGCACGGAAGTGGTTTATGACAACGGCTTTGTTCGTGCAGTCATGACCATCACTGACGAGGCGGCTATTGAAAAGATTATGCGAGGTGATGCCAAGGAAGTTAGCGCTGGCTACAGGGTCGAATATGATCCCACGCCTGGCGTCGCAGACAGCGGTGAACATTACGACGGCATCCAACGGATGATCAGTGGTAATCACATTGCCGTTGTTCGCAGGGGTCGGGCTGGCCCGCAGGTGAAGCTACATCTGGATCGCCTAGATGCCGCTGATCCTACTTTATTCTCAAATAATGAGGAATCATCTATGACCGCAAAAGTGGTTTTTGATGGCGCCGAGTTTGAAGTGAGCGAGAGCGTTGCTCTGGCGATCACTAAAGAACGCGAAGACGCCAAGATGTCCTACGAGGACATGAAGAAAAAGTACGATGCCATGATGTCTGAAGCTTCCAAAATGAAGGAAGAAATGGACGCCATGGAGAAGGAAATGAAGGGCAAAATGGACGCTGCCGAAGGCCGCGCT